TTAGATTTACCTCTCATTACTTGAGTAAATTCTTCTAATTTAATATTTGATAATCTTATTTTAGCATTTCTAAGTGCAGCTCTTCTTTCTTTTTTATAACGCGCTACGACATATTCTGGGACATTAGCTCTTCCGGCAAGTATATTGTATAAGATGTGCATATATATCGCTTCCTCGGCCATCTTAGGTATCTTCATGTCATTGTCTACCGATAGTCCATCTGATATATAATCTAATATAATTAATTCACCTTGTAGATCACTACTAAAAGAAAATTTACCTTCTCTTTCATTTATAGTAAACCAGCCATTTACTTGTGAAGTTTCGGGATCTAGTCCATATCTTCTACCATAATTAAAATCATACCAATACCAGTTATAAACACCAGCATTATACATCTCCCAATCTAAATATCCTGTTATTTCATTATCATTTGCAGTCTTCCATCTAGCATTAGTAAGAGAAGATCCTTCAACATTAGCACCTAAACTATTTTGAGTAGGTACTCCTTTACTATCTTGCACTGGAGCATTGTAAGGATTACTTGTAAGTCTAGTTGGATATATAATATGTTTAACGCCTAGATCATCTATTCTAGACATTTGAACATAATTAACATAGTCTTGTGGTATTATTACAGATAAACTAGGTGGAATTGTTAATTCTTGTGATTTTATAGATTTTAAAGTATCATAACTAAATTCTTGTAAACCACGCTTAGCATGAAATACTACGTCAGATCTTTTACACCTTGGTATTAACTTATCCATACCAACATATGCCACCATAAAATTATTTATTACATCTACTAACTTTATATAAGCATATTTACCATTATTTTCCCATTTAGCGTTTTCTAAAAGCTGTATAACAGCTACGTCACCATTTGCAGTATTTACTGTGTTGCCATTAGCGTCAATTATAGTTCCTGCTATTTGTATTTGAGTAGATGAAACAAACGAATAGCCAGGTGCTCCACCACCGCTTTGAACAACATTATTTACTAATACTTTATAATTAGCATAACTGCTAGTAGTAGTATCTACTAAAGGTGTATCAGCACTCCAAGTATGAGTTTGTGCAACACCAGCTCCCGCAGTATGTATATAAGCTTGTTGACCAGCGTAATATTGTTCATTAGTTTCTGTTAATAATGCCATGTTTTATCTTTTTTGATTTGCTTCCTCTTGCATTAATTCTTGTTGTGCAGCTTGAATAACTTGTGGATCTCTTATAATTATTCCTGCATATTTTAATATTTCTAATATAACCTCTGTTTGTTGCATACTACTAATTTCAAAATTGATAGAACCATATGAACTTCCAGAATATAAATCATCTGCTGTTAAAGTTATTACTACTGGCGTAGTACCTCCTATACCATTTGGTGGAGCAGAATCTGAAATAGTTATAGTATCTCCTATTTCATATCCTGATCCTGCTACTGTAACTGTTACATTGGTAACTGTATTACCATTAACAGTAACTGTTAATTGTGCTCCTGTACCGCTACCTGATGTGGTAACAGCATTTGTATTAAAAGTAGCACCTGTATATACCGCATCAATACCATTTACTGTATTAGTAGTTATAGAACTTGTTAAACTATTATCAAAAACTACTAAAGATCCAGCTGTACTATCGTAAGTAGTACTATCATAAATATATTGTCCTATTGAACCAACTGAAAACCCCCAACGAACGTCACTAGGTTTTTTAATGTAATTAAATTCTATATCTTTAGTTGTTGGAACATTACGCAAAGGGTATACTTTTAATTTATTATCTTTATATGTAGCTATAGGAAAATTATTACTAGGTTGTAGTAAAGGAGATAAAATTTGTTCTTGATAGTCTCTTTCACTAACAATACCTATTTCAGGACGAGTTGTTCCAACTGTCCAAAAGGCAGAACCAAATCTATGTAAATCTGTAGGTTCACTATATTCATTAGTAGCGACAGCTGATGCTGCTGCTAACTTTTCAAATACTTGAAACTCTTGACGTATTCGATCCATACGTGACGCAAACTCTACGTCTGTTTTTGGCATACGTATATACTGATTATAATCTTCAAAAAACTTTTCAAAAATTTCTAGTTGTACTTGAGTTCCAATTTTATTAAACTCATCTGGAGTTAAGTATCCTCTTTGTTCTTTATTTAGTATACTTAATACAGTTGTATATACAGTATTTACGTTTATTGCCATTTTAATATTTTTAAAAAAAAAGGTGGCGGAAAGCCACCCTTTTTATAATCACTTGTTATTTAAGTTTTTTCTCTATTGATTTATAAACTTCTAAACCTTCATCTGTTTTAAACCATGCAGCCATAGCTGAATATGGATTTTCATCAAATGGTACATTCATTAATTTACGATTATTACTAGCCCACTTAAATGTTCTTTGATCACTAGCTAATATAATAATTCTAGCTTCTACAGCTCTTATAGCAAAGTTTCTAAGAACAACATTTTCATCTTGTGCAAGATCTAAAAATAATTTAGGATTCTTTTTTGCAAATAATAATCCATCTCTTTTTAATTCTTTGCTAGATAATTGATTTACACTAGTTCCTACCTCAACTCTAAGTATAGCTTCTAATTGATCAATGTCCATATGAGTAGCTACATTCATAGCTTCTAATTCCATTTCTAACATATCGTATTGATCTTCAGCTTCAGCTACAGAATCAAATTCAGCAAATAATACACCATTATGAGGATGTTTTGCTAAAAACTCTTGTAAATTTCTTTTTTCTTTTTTAACATGTAAATGTCCAGTATCAAAAACAATATGTGCTAGAGTAGCAGGTCCTTGTTGTTCATCAACAAAAATTGATTTTTGATTAGTAGCATATCTAAGTTCTCTTTCATAACCTTTTTCTGGATCAAACCAAACACAAGGATATCTTCTTGAATGCTTAGACATTATTGTGTATGTTAAAGGAGTTTTAGCACCTAATAAATAATAGTTTCTATCTTTATACTCCCAAGTGTCTACTTTTTTAGTAGACTTTTTTTCTTTTACTTCTTCCATAATATAATATAATATAATAATTTAAAAAAGACCCCGCCGAAGCGGGATCTTATATTAGTTTAATTAACTAGTGAGATTGAATACAGTCAGAAACCGCGTAAGTAGAAGTATCAATTGATACAAGTTTACCTGGGTTTTGTTGTGAATCTCTAAGAGCATCAACTACCAATTTAATGAAAGTTGGTACCGCAGCTCCAACAGCCGCATGAGTCAAAGTAATAATTTGATTCTTATCATCATTCATAGCATAAGTAATTACAGTAGAAGTAGATCCTCCTGTGACTGCCACTATGTTATTTGTTGGAATTGGTTTTGTTGTGTTTTCTGATCCTGTTCCAGAACCAGCAACTGTTACATAAATATAACTCATAATTTCTAAATTTTAAAATGTTAATAATTAATTAAGCTCCTTTAAATAACACGAAGTTATTAGCAGCTTGAGTTACTAAACATCTTTCAGATAAGAAATTAACTCTCATTACATCAAGATCAGAAGTATAAGCACCTCCAACAGAACCAGTGATCCAAGATTTCATTCTTCTATCTTCTGTTTCTGAAGCTCTATATCTTACGTGTAAAAATGGACGTCTGATATTAGCACCTAACATTTGATCGTATACTGTAGAAGTTCCAGCAGGAACAAGTACACCATCAATTTCTTTGTCTAATCCTCTAGTTGTAGCATCATTAAGATATTTCCAGTCAGTTTTATAGAAGTCATAAGAACCTCTTCTAAAACCAGAAAATCCAAAGTTTAATGCCATATCAGCTTCGTTGTCGAAAAGACCATAAGAAGCAGCAGCTGCAGAAGCATAGTTACCGTTCATAGCAGCAATCATATCATCAAAATCAAGAGCAGTAGATCTTGATAAGAATAACATGTTTTCTTCAATAGCACCTTGCTTATCTAAGTTTTTAAGGATTTCATCGAAATCACCTAAAGCACCAGAACCAGGAGCAGCAGCTCCAGCAAAACCAGAGTATACATTACCTCTTGCTTCGATAGCAGCAAATAAACCTTGTGAACCTTTTATTTGAGCAGTAGACGCAGTACCTGGGCCAAATGCAGCACCAAACTGAGTATTAGCGTTTACGTTAGCTTGTAATTCACCTTCAACCATTGACATTTCAAGATAATCTTCAAATCTTAATCTAGTTTCAGATTCAGCTTTTAAATACCAAAGATATCCAGAAGTTCCATCTTCAGTAGCAACTTCGATCCATCCTATTTGAGCAACATCAGAACCACTTAATTCATAATTATCTTTCAAAATAATTGGTGAATTAGAAAAAGTTGATACACCTGGCTCAATAGCGCCATCCATTCCGTTACTTCCTTTTGGAAATTCAGAACCATATACGAATAAACTACAAGTATTACCAGTAATTTGAGCTGATAAACCAGCAGCAGTAGTTTCATATAAGATAGCATCTACAGTATAACCATCAGTAGTACCACCAGAAGTTCTATCAGTAATTAAAGCTTTAGCAGTAGCTAAACCTGTAGGATTATCAGAAATTAAAATAGTATTACCTTCTCTTAATGCAGATGTAGCTGGATTGTTAGCACCTGGAGTAATTGTTACTGTAATAGTAGAGTTAGCTCCAGCAGCAACAGCACAGTTATCATATGCAATATGTAATCTATTTTGTTCAGACCAAATTACTTGATCAGATGTCATTGGCATTTCAGCGCCAACCATTCTTAGGAAACCACCTAAAGTTCTGTTTCCATATCTTTCTACCTCTTGCTCATAAAGCTCTGGTAGATATTGTTGAGTCCATGTCGAAAAAGCAGCGTCGTGAAAATCGATATAATTATCTTGAACGGTTACCTTGTTCGGCATTGGAACAATTGATGCGGGAAAACTCCCGCTTGTTGCAAATCCCATGATTTTTAATTTTTATTTTTTCATTTTTGTTTTAACTTTCAACCTTGAGCTATCAACACCTGAAATTGCTTTTACTTTTAATCCATTAATATATACATCACCAGAATTTTGAACTCTTGGTTCTGCATTTATATTTTTAGATTTTGCCATTATATCTTTAGTTGCATCGGCTTTACCTTGCTCATAAAAATGATTAGCAATAGTATCAGCGTTTCTAGCAGCATAAATTGCTTTATGATAACCTGCAGTATCAGTTATTTCCCCATTTTCATTTAAGAACTTCTTAACAAAAGTGTTTAAATCTGACTGCTTATTAGCAACTTCCGAAGGATTACTTACATTGTATCTAAATCTTTTTTCACCCAATTTAAAATCAAAACCTTTGAACTCTGAGTTAAATAATTTATTAGTTACGTTTGTAAATTTTTCTCTTCTCTGCTGAGCTATTTCTTGCTCTTTGTTGTATCTATTGAAAAAGTCCATTGCTTTTTGTTGTTCTTGAGTAACGCCCGGTCTCAACTTGATCTCGTCGTAATACTTCTTTTTCGTTTCCTCCAAAAAGTTTTTGGCCTTTGCAATTTCTTCTTTTTTCGCGAGTTTCTTTTTTCTTATATCGCGATCCTCGTCTACTTCTTCGTCATAATCAAATTTATCTTCCATGATAAATTCAATTTCATCAGAATCTAAATGAGGTTTAGTTCTTTTATAATATTCTTTTAATAAAGCTGTGTCATCTACATTAGTATAATCTGCATTTAATCTAACATAGTCATTTATATCACCACCAGTTTCTTCCATAAACTTTACCAATTTTTCTACATTTTCTGGTAAATTTACTTTAGGTTGTGGTTCTGGTTCTGTAATTTTTACTTCTTCTTCAGCTTTAGGTTCTTCAATTATTTCAGTAATAGTAGCTACTGGTTCTTCTTTTTTCTCTTCGGTAGCTTCTTGTTTTTCGGTGTGTGCCTCTCCCACTTCTCCGCCATCTTTGGGAAGTTCGCGTACATCCACCTTCGTTGTGCTTGACTCTGGAATGGCATCTTCTTTTATTTCTTGTTTTACTTCTTCTACTTTTTCTTCTTCTTTTTTAGATAAATCTAATTTAACTGGTTCATCTTTTTTTAATAGTTTTTTAGGACGACCAGGTTTCTTTTTTATTTTAAATTCACCTTGTTCTAATTCTCCAGTAGGAGTTTCTTTTATTTCTTCTTTTGACATAATATAATATAATAGTTTGTTTTTTTTTAAGTGACTCTAAACGCACTCATGTCTAATCCGGCAGGATCATCTTGCTGCTCGAAATTTGTTGGAGCAGAATCATTTTGTCTTTGGCTAATCATTTTACTTTGTTGAGTAGCTTGTATTCTAGTTCGTTGATCTTTTCGATCTTCAATATCTTTTTCTTTTTTATTATCTATTTCAACTTCCATACTTTTTAACTGTATGTCATATCCATATTTAAGCTCTAGCATTTGTTTTTCAATCTCAGCTTTCATTTGCATTTTTTGCATTTCAAATTGAGATTTACCTTTTTCTATTTGTAATGTAGTTTCTGCTAACGCTTGTTGTTTTTGCATTTCAGCTAAACTAGCTTGTTCTGCTGCTTGTGCATTTGCCTGAGCTTGAGCTTGTATATTTTCTAACTTAACTTTTTCATCATACTCTTGTTTCTTTTTTCTTCTAAACTTAAGTAATTGATTTGCTAGTTTTAAATTCTTAACTTCTCTAATATCTATTGCGTCTTCTAAATATATTGATTGAGTTTTTAAAGCTATTTGTATATTTTGTTCTAACTGCGCTTTTTCTTCTTCATCAGGTTCTAAATCAATAAATATACCAAAGTCATGAATATTAAGATTAGCTAGTTCATCTAATGTACCAACATTATATTTAGATATACTATTTTCTAATGCATCTCTTGTAAATGGAAACTGTAATGAATCAGCAACTCTTAATGATATATTTTCACACATTTTTAATGTTAAATATAAACCAGCTTGTAGTATATGCCTTGTTGCTGTATTACTATTAGCAGCAGCTAATTTTTGTAAACCTACTAATGAATTTTTATCTGGATTACTACCATCTCTAGCTTCATTGAGTCCGGTTACATCTCTTATCATTTGTAAATAATACTGATAAGTTTGTGTTAGCGACGCTATTTTAGATCCACCTGATCCGCTTTGTAATTCTTGTATTGGAACTTTACCACGGTTTGGATCTCCATCTTGAGTTAATGATCTACCTACAATACTACCAGTTTGGAAATACATATTTAATGCTTCAGCTGGATTATAGTTTGTACCATTACCTAAGTCAACTTCTGCTAAACCATCCATATCTAAATAAACACCATCTGGTACCATTCTAGATAATACTTGTTGTATCTTTAAATGTGTTAATTGAATCATATCAGCAAAACCAGTAATACGGTTTACTAATGAATCAATACGACCCTTATACATTCTAGGTGCGCATATTTGGTAATTCATATTAACTTTCATAGTATTAGCAGTAGGTCTTGTCATATGCTCTGCTAACTTCCACTCAAGCATTAATGGATGTCCTAATATTTTAGCTCCAGTGTATAATGTTTCTATAGTTCTAGATACTCTATCAAAATTATCACTTGGTGGTGGATTAAAAAAATCAGGTTTTTCTAACGCTTTTTCTAATCCTTGATCTGTATATTTTATTTTAAATACTTGGTCACTATAACTTTTATATTCAAAGTATAATACTTGAACAGTAAGATCATCTTGCCTACCATTATAGTTTCTTAAATAATTTTGATTACCTGGATACTTTTGTATTTCCTTCATTTCACTATCAGTTAAATGAGGAAATTGCATTTTTAAATCTGATAATGTTATAGATTTAACTTCACCAGCGTAATATATATCTTCAAAATTAGGATCTTCAGTATATGAATACACTAAACAAGCAGGATCGACATAATCAACTTTAACACCTTGTGATCTATTCCAACTTGTTTTTACAGCACCAATACCTAAAACCGTCAAATCATAATTTAATCTTTGTCTAACTAAATCATATTTATTATTGTCTAATATATGATTAATAACTTCTTCTTCAGCTACCTCTACAGATTGTTTAAAATCCATTTGCATATGTACTTCTAACTCTTCTAAAGTTTGAGGAGTATCTGAAGCGGTCATAGAAAAAGCATCTACACCTAAAGTTTGTTGTGCTTGTTCTAAATATTCTCTTGCATTTATATCAACCATTAGTTGATTAGCATAATCTGTTCTAGTTTTTAAACATGCTGGATCTTGAGCAAAAGCATTTATCTGGAAATTACGCTGAGACATTCCATTAACTACAATATCTACAAATTTAGATACAACAGGTACAGGTTTCCAATCTAAGTTTAAATAAGATAAATCACCATTTATAGCT